AAGCGGTAGTAACTCCAGTATTATTTAAAGATACCGTACTTACATATACACCACAAAATATTAAATCATTATCTTCAACTTATAATAACTATAAGTTCACAGCAGATATTAATCTAAACACAACAACATATGCCGAATATTCCCAAGTAACTGAGTTCTCTTTCTTTGGTTATCAGGGAAGAAAATATATCGAGTGTAACGGATTCGGAGCAGAGCTCTCTGGTATTTTGATCCAAGGAGACATCATCCAATTTACTGATGTCGATAATAATGTAATCAAACAAGTAGTACAATCTGTAACATCTCCAGAGGGTGTTAATAAGTCACGAATTTACTTAGATTACTCATTAACTAATGATGTTGTTAATGCTACTGTAATTCGTTTACGTCCAAAAGTAGAAAACACTTCATCGACATTAGTATTCCCAACGGGAAGTAAACAAGTTGCTTCTCTTGTGAGTGATAGTAGCGAAACAAAATTTAAATATTATGTACGAAAAGATTTCGTAACTGATCTTTCTTCAAGTGGTGGCAACTTAACATTTACTGCTCAACTTCCAGTAGGCACTCAAAAGTTTGTAGCTTTTAATGAACAAAACTTTATTATCACTGTATTAGACAAAGGAAACATGTCTAATATCGAGAACGGAGATATCGTCTATATTGACCCACGTTATGTAGAAGTAGAAGAGTCTGTAATTAGTGCTAATGAGGTAACAGCAGGAGCATTAAGATTCAAGAATTTACCAACAGACTATTTTGGAAATCCTCCTGGGGATGCTACTCCAGTTTATCCTAAGCTAAAACTAACTGCTACGGTAGAAATTGACAAATCTAGACCAAGACTTAAGACAGCGATCAAGAACAAGAGAGTCATTGTCGTATCTAGTGGTGATAAAGTAATTCCAATTAGAGGTCAAGATTATGATTCCGACATTCTAGAAACATTCTCATACTCAGACGTTTATAAGTTAAAATACATTTATGAAGGCACATCAACAAATCCACCAACTGTCGATCCTTCTGGTAATTTAGTTAGCGGCACTGATGTAACTTATAAGTTTAATTTTGATGATGGTCAAAGAGACACTTTTTATGATGTATCCAGAATTATTCTCAAACCAGGATTTGATCCTCCATCGGGTCAATTAGTTATAGCGTTTGATTACTTCGAACATTCTATTGGTGATTACTGTACTGTAGATTCTTATGTACACGAAGCTGGAGTACCAGCAAATGAAATTCCATTATTCAACTCAACCGTAAATGGCGTTATTTCACTTAGAGATTCCATAGATTTTAGACCAAAAGTTGATGGAAATACAACTATCACTGGATTCCAGAATAAGTCAATTATTTCTCAATTAGATTCTACTGACTATACAACTTTCATTGGAAATGGTGGTATCCCAACTCTAACTCCAGCATCTGATTCTCAACTACCATACACAGCATCTTTCAGTGAGAAGCAATATCTAGATAGAATTGACGGAGTATTCTTAACAAAGAAAGGAGATTTTATCCTCAAAAAAGGAAATTCATCACTAAATCCATCCAAACCAGATTTAGTTGATGATGCTGTTGCCCTGTGTTATTTACACATCCCAGCATTTACAAACAGCAGCAAAGATGTAAGAATTGTTTCTGTTGATAATCGTAGATATACGATGAGAGACATTGGTAAACTAGAAAAACGTCTAGAAAGACTAGAGTATTATACTACCCTCAGTATCCTTGAACAGCAGGCATTAAATATGCAAGTTAAGGATGAAATAGGTCTTGATAGATTTAAAACTGGATTCTTTGTCGATAATTTCGAAACACATAAAGTTGGCAATCTAAAGTCTATAGATTACAAGTGTTCTATTGATACACAACAATCAGTTCTTCGTCCACAATCGAATGAAGATTCTCTCCAGTTAGTAGAAATTAATACAAGAAATGATCAAAGAACTGTCTCTGGATATGTAATAAACAATGGTGTAGTTACTCTTCCTTACGAAAGTGTTCCACTTTTAGGAAATGATAATGCTACTAAGACTATTAATCCAAATCCATTTGTAGTTATTCAATATGTTGGGGAGTCAATAATTACACCACAGCAAGATAGTTGGTATGATACCTCTGTTGCTCCATTAGTAGTAGATTCGAATACTAAATTAAATTCAATATTCTTAGCAAAGAATGATGTTAAAGATGCTTATTCTAGCATTCACAATTCTTTTATTATTAACTGGGTTGGATCTAAGCAGTCATTTGGTAACATTGAATCATTTGCTAACATCAATTCAGAAGATGTTGCTTCAACAGTTCAATCTGCCACTGTTGCTAGTTCCTCAAACGTAAGTCCACAGAACAATGAAGTTGGTAAAGGCATTACAACAAAAACTATTAGTAATAGCAAAATAGCTACATCACTACAGTTATTTGCTAGATCTATCCCAGTTAAGTTTTTAGTAAATAGACTAAAACCAAATACCAAAGTATATGTCTTTATTGATGGACGCTCTGTTGATGCCTGGACGATCCCTGATAGTCGTTTTACTGGAATTCCAGGTAATTCTCTATCTACGTTCGGATCGCCGCTTGTAACCGATTCTAATGGCAATCTAAGTGGTCTCATTTTAATCCCAGCTGGTCTTCCACCAGTACCAAACACTAAATGGACTGGAGATGTAAATACTGTATCTTATGACGATTCACAAGAAGAAGTTAGATTAGTATCTGGCGAAAAAACTATTAGATTTACATCCAGTTCTACTGATGAATTGACAGCATCTGTTGATACATATGCCGAAGTTAAGTTCTACTCATCTGGAATTCTTCCAGAAAATCCAGCATCAATTACATCAACATCTGCTGCTTTCTTTAAAGCAAATGAAGGTGTTCAGTTAGTAGACAGTAATACTGACAATCCAATTAAACCAAATCCTCTTGCTCAATCATTCAAAATTGAAAACTTCTCTAAAGGAGTATTTGTAACATCTGTAGACTTGTTCTTTAATAAAAAGAGTAACAATATTCCAATTAGAGCTTATATAACTAACGTCGATACAGGAAAACCTGGAAAATATATCATTCCTGGAACACAAACATCATTAACTCCAGAAACTTATTTGAGAATATATGTCACTGGAGATAAAGAGACTGTAACTCTTTCAAAGAATGAATACGTAAAAGGTAAGTTCTCTAATGCTTCTGGGCCCATTTATAAAGTATTTGATGGCAATAATATTAGAGTTGGCGATGATTCAAGCACAACATTTGAACTAAACAAAGAACAAGTTTATACACTGGTTCTTAATAATCACAATGGAACATCTTTTGTTCAAAATGAACCACTTTCGATAGAAAGTGTTGAGTTGTACAATGCCAAAAATAATACTACGATTGGCGTTTCCATTGCTAAAGATTCTGGCAAGGTTGTAGATCTTAGAGTTTCTTCGGTAGGAGAAAATTATGAGACAGCATCTATTACAATAGAAAGTCCTCAATTACCTGGAGGTTCTGCCGCTACTGGAGTTATCAATGTTTCTGATGGAAAGATTTATAATTCTGAAGTTTCTCTTGCTGGTAGAGGTTACACAGAAGCTCCTTCGGTTGTGGTAAAAGGTGTCGGACTAGGAGCTTCTGGAGCTACAATAGAATCTGTAATTGAAATTGATACGCCTGCCGTAAGAATGGGAGTTGCTACTGATACTATAGATGTTACAGAATCCACAACCCCAACTAACTTTAAGTTCCAATATCCAGTTTATTTACAAAACAATACTGAATATGCTTTAGTAATTGAAACAGACTCGATTGAGTATGAACTATGGGCATCCAAACTGGGAGAAATTGAAATCTCAACAAGTAATGTAGTCACGACCCAACCTTTATTAGGATCCGTATACAAATCACAAAATACAGATTCTTGGACAGAAGATTTATTCGAGGATATTAAATTTAAACTGTATCGTGCCGAATTTGATATTAATTCCGAAGCTACCTTAGAGGTTTCCAATAAACCACTAAGCTACGAACTGCTTCAAGAATATCCATTTGAAACAAGCGTAAGATCTGCCACTAATTCTACATCACCACTATTTAAAAACAACAATAATATTATTAAAGTTTACCACAGAGATAATGGTTTTGAAGATAAAGGAAACAGTTATGTCTTTTTCAAGAATGCTGTGGATGTTGGTGGAATTTCTTCAGTAACGTTAAATGGTTCTTTATTCAA